GCCGGAAAGCATAGCTACTATGCTTGATAGTTTCATAACATACGTGGGTGGAAGTTTCATCAACTATGGGTTGATGAGAGAAGTTGTACAGGTGTACACAGCATACGTGCGTAATCCGCAACAGTTGTTTGATCCAGTTTATAGAGAGTCTATAGTAACTCTTAATGAGCGCTGTATAAATGCTCCTGGTTTTCTGGAGTATGCTACTAATGTTAATAACAAGTATTTTAATACCACATGGGTTACTTTCAGAGATACTCTGCTCAAATCTACCCACGCTTTTGATGAGTCACGTAGAGATGAGCCCATATGTTTTGTTTTCCAAGGACCAGCAGGCAGCGGCAAATCTACTACTATGAATTTAGTAGTGGATTTGTTGCGTCGAGCTGGGCGTTCAGTGTATTGTCATACTGTTCCATCAACAGAAGACGCTAAGGATTTTTACGACGATTATGAGAATCAAGAGGTTTTTGTGATGGATGATGTTGGACAACAAGGTAAGTCGCAGTGGCGATCAATTATTAACTTTGTGTCTCCCGTTAAGTATCCTTTAGCATGTGCTACGGCTTCGAAGAAGAATACTAAATTCTTTAATTCGAAGATTATTTTATGTACTACCAATCATTTGGATGATCTTAATGGGTTTACATCAACGGATTGTATAACGGAGCCAGAGGCGCTTATGCGTCGTATTCACTTAATTAAAGTGAATAAAAATATGGCTCCCGGTTTTTCCCAGAACTTGACGTATTGGAAGTTTGATCATTTAGGTACCAAGCATTGGGAGAATACGTTGTTGTATCATAACGCGGATGCGTCCATGCCAGTAGTGTGTGATACGGAGGGCCACCCCGACGGTTTGAGGAAATCGTTGGCTTGGGTCTGGTCCTTAATGGTGCATATAGAGAAGTGCGAAGTTGCTAATAGGAATAGAACGCAACTACCAGACACGTTTTTCGATGAGATCCTCTCGAATCAGTTTTATGATGCAGAGTCTTGGATGGATTACCACTTTGATGGTTCCGGATTGATCGGATTTAAGAATATCATTGCAGAGTGGTATGAATTGGTAAGTAACTGTGTTACAACGTTTATAGAATGGGCTTTTAAGACACTAACTTTAGCGGTGGCTAATTTTAGTGCTAATGCGCCGACACTAGTTGTGCGTTTGCCAAATATATTTGGATTAGATGGTGAGATTGAGATCTCACTACATTGTATATTATTTTGTGTTGCAATTATTTGCG